CACTAGGTGATAATACACTCCAAGCGGCACGTGGCAACTCGCAGCGTGGTCGCAACCCATACATGGTTCAGACAGAACTGAACTTTGCTACTGCTTTGACTGACAAAGGTTCTGCTCTTGCAGCAGCCGATGTCATTCCAGTCATTGCTGTCAAAAAGGGATTCATGATTATGAATGCTGGCATTGAAGTTGTTACTGCTACTTCAGCAGGAACTTCTACTGTGGATTTGGGTACAGGCGTTGATGCTGATTGTTTTGTTGATGGTTTCAACAGTGCATCAGGCACAGCGGCAGGTGTTGTAGCACAAAATGCTGCAGCTTTCCAGCCACTGATGTGTGTTGCAGATGACAACATTGACCTGACTTTGGCTACACAATCTGGTACTGCTTTGACTACGGGTGTTTTCCGTATCTGGGCAATTCTAATGGATTGTACTGACGAAGGTGACTTGACTGCTCAAGAAGTAGCACGTGACTTTGCTTAAATAACATAGTATTGGGGCAGGGCAACTTGCCCCTTTACTTTCGCTTTATAAGGATGCACGATGGCATACACTTACCTAGACATTACTAATGAAGTTATTGCTCGTATGAATGAGGTAGCACTTACATCTGCTAACTTCGGGTCTGCACGTGGCTTTCAAGTTCAGTGTAAAAATGCAGTAAACGATGCTATTAACTATGTCAACCAGCGAGAGTTTGGTTGGCCTTTTACACATGATACACATTCACAAACATTAGTAGCTGGTCAAACACGCTACACTATTCCCGCAGACTCACAGTCTGTAGACTATGATACTTTTAGAATTAGCAAAGATGATACGCTTGCAGTAAACGGTATTACTTTGCGTATTATTGATTACAAAGAATATACACAAAAATATATTGAACAAGAAACTACATCAGATGTAGGCGCAGTTCCTATTTATGTATTTAGAAGTCCAGATAATAATTATGGTTTATTTCCATATCCTGATAAAGCATATGAATTAAAGTTTGAATACTATAAAAGACCTACAGCCTTGTCTGCACACGGAGATGTGCCTACAGTTCCAGAACAGTATAGACAAGTAGTTGTAGATGGTGCTACCGCATACGCATATCAGTATCGTGGTGAGGCACAGCAGTACGGAATTAACTTCTCACGATTTGAAGATGGTATTAAGCAAATGCAGTCTATCTTGTTGAACCGTGCGGATTACGTTAGGTCTACATACATTCCTTACTCACAACGGTATGGTGCTGGCGCGGGTGGATTTTAGAGGTTTTAAATGGCAGATGAATCTGGCCTTAATCCCTTTGTGTTTGCATGTCAAGGTGGTCTAGTTCTCGACCAGTCAACCTTTGCAATGCAGCCGGGGATGGCACTTGAACTAGAAAACTTTGAACCTGCCACTACTGGTGGGTACAGGCGTATCTCAGGATACAACAAGTGGAATAGTAACATTGTTCCACAAGACCAAAGTGCTAGTGAATCTGTACTTATGTCTGCCCACTTTAAGGGTAACGTGCTTGCAGCGCGGGGACGTAAGATACATAAAGGTGCTTCAGGTAGTGGGTCTTGGACAGAGATAGACTCAGGTAGAACAGGCGCAGGACGCTATACCTTCTTTAGATATACACTAGCAGGTACAGAATTTATTGTGTGGGCAGACGGTGCTAATCATGCATCTAAGTACGATAATACTACAATAACAGATATTAGTGGCACAGGCGCACCATCTAATCCTAAGTTTGTTACAGGTTTTAAAGAGGCATTATTCTTTGCTGGTATGTCTTCTACCCCACAAGAGTTAGTATTTACTGCACCTTATACAGACACAGACTTTAGTACAGCTAATGGTGCAGGTTCTATTAATGTCGATAGCAATATTACTGGACTGTTTCCGTTTCGTGATTCACTCTATATCTTTTGTGAAGAACGTATCTTTAAGTTAGTAGGTAATACTATAGCAGACTTTGTTCTGCAACCTGTAACTAGAGAGATTGGATGTCTAAATGGTTTTACCATCCAAGAATTTGCAGGTGACATTGTTTTCTTAGGTCCAGATGGACTGCGTACCGTTGCTGGTACAGAGAAGATTGGTGACGTAGAACTTGGTACAATCAGTCGTGCAGTGCAGGAAAGATTTGAAGGACTGTCAGACGTAGATGAGTTTGATAGCGTTATCATACCTGACAAGACGCAGTATCGCATATTCTTTTCTAAAGCAGCTACACCACGGTCTACAACAACAGGTGTAATATGTGTGCGTAAAGGCGATGCTTATGAGTTTGCAGACATAAAAGGTATTAGACCTAACAGTACAGATAGCGTAGTTGTTGCAGGTGAAAGTATTGTTCTTCATGGTGACTTTGATGGCTACGTGTATAGACAAGAACAAGGCAATGACTTTGACGGTAATGTAGTAACAGGTAAGTATCGTTCACCTGATTTGACTATGGGTGATGCAGGTATTCGTAAATCGTTTGACCGTGTTATTATTAACTACGCACCAGAAGCAGCCGTTAACGCAGACTTGTTTGTACGGTATGACTACGAAGCACCTAACGTAGCAAGACCAGCAGCATATCCGTTTGACACAACTACCTCAGTAGCTATCTATGGTTCTTCTGTATACGGTACTGCAACATACGGTGGACAGTCTAACCCGTTAGTACGTCAACCCATTGAAGGTTCAGGTTTCGCTATAGCATTACGAGTAAACGATAGAGGCACATCAGCCCCATATTCATTAAAAGGATTTCAGCTAGAGTTTCAAGCTGACGCAAGGAGATAATAAATGGCAGGTTATACTAGACAATCCAGTTATGCTGACGGTGACATTATTGATGCAGCCGACAGTAATGATGAGTACAACCAATTACTAGCAGCATTTGTAAATACATCAGGTCACAAGCATGATGGCACAGCCGCAGAAGGTCCAGTCATAGGATTGATTGGAGACCCCGGCGTTGTTACTCCAAAGAACAAAGTTGTAGTAGACGATACTAATAACCAAGTAGAATTTAACATTGATGTAAGTGGCACAAGCACAGAACAGTTTGTTGTCAAAGATGGTGTAATTGAACCTACTACAGATAACGACATTGACTTGGGTAGTAACTCTAAGCAGTTTAAAGATGCCTACATTAACGGTACAGCAAACATTGACGCACTTGTAGCTGACACTGCCGACATTAACGGTGGTACAATTGATGGTGTCACTATAGGTGGTGCATCTGCAGGTGCAATAACAACAACCAGTTTAGTTGCTACTACTGCTGACATTAATGCTGGCACGGTAGATGGTACAGTAATTGGTGGGGCATCTGCTGCTGCAATTACAGGTACAACAGTTGTTGCTAATACTAGCATTAACATTGCAGGTGACGGTGCTACCGTTACAGGCATCAAAGATGAAGATGATATGGCATCTAACAGTGCCGTTAAGCTGGCTACACAGCAGTCTATAAAGGCGTATGTAGATGCATCTGTAACTGCACAAGACTTAGATTTTGCAGGTGACAGTGGTGGCGCACAGAATGTAGACTTAGATAGCCAGTCACTGACCGTAGAAGGTGGCACAGGCGTTGATACAACAAGTTCTGCACAAAAGATTAGCATTGCTATTGACAGCACTGTAGCAACCCTTACAGGCTCACAAACGCTTACTAATAAATCTATTACTGCACCAGTGCTAACTGGCTCTGCATCATCTGCTGGCTCTATTCTATTTAAAGAAGATACAGATAACGGCACTAACGCTGTCACACTTATTGGTCCTGCTGCTACTGCAGATGTTACAGTTACACTGCCAGCAGCTACAGATACTTTAGTAGGTAAAGCTACTACAGACACACTTACAAATAAAACCTTGACAAGTGCTGTGCTGAATAGTACAATAAGTGGAACTTCAATTAAAGATGAAGATGATATGGCATCTAACAGTGCCAGTCACTTAGCAACACAACAATCAATTAAAGCATATGTAGATACACAAGTAGCTACAGTACCAGTGGGTGATATTACTTCTGTAGTCGCTGGTGCAGGTATGACAGGTGGTGGTACATCAGGTGATGTTACACTTAATGTTGTAGGTGGTACAGGTATTACCGCTGATGCTGATGAGATTACTATTGA